AAGCTACGCTTTGCTAACAAAGACTTCAGTGTACTAGGTAATCTCAAAGAGGCTGGCTTGTATGGTCAGCACCTGTGCCGTGACAAGGGTAAGATGATTACCATTGTTGAGGGTGAGGTAGATGCATTATCACTTAGTCAAACTTTTGACAACAAGTATAGTGTGGTCAGTATACCTAATGGTGTAGCAGGTGCAAAGAAAGCTATAGCTAATGCCATCGAATGGTTGTGTGGTTACGACAGCATCATCCTTATGTTTGATCAGGATGAGGTAGGTCAGGCTGCAGCGCGTGAGTGTGCTAACATCCTACCACCCAACAAGGCCAAGATTGCTACGCTTCCACTCAAGGATGCTAGTGAGATGGTACAAGCAGGACGCAGTGAGGAACTAATCAATGCTGTCTGGTCTGCTAAGACATACAGACCTGATGGTATCGTAGCTGGTACTGAACTGTGGGATGTGGTCACATCTGTGGATGACAGAGAGGCAGTAGCCTATCCATACGCAGGACTACAAGAGAAGACAGGTGGTTGTCGTAAGGGTGAGATCGTAACCATCACTGCTGGTAGTGGCATAGGTAAGTCACAACTAGCACGTGAGCTAGCGCACAGTCTCATTAACAGTGGACAGACCATAGGTTACATTGCACTTGAAGAGAACATCAAGCGTACTGCCCTTGGCCTCATGTCTATTGAACTCAACAGACCTCTCCACCTACAAGGACTTAACATCAACGATGAGGAACTGAGAGATGCCTTTGATGCAACAGTTGGGTCTGGTAGAGTATATCTGTACGATCACTGGGGTAGCACTGATAGTGATAATCTGCTATCCAAGATACGCTACCTTGTCCGTGGTTGTGGCTGCGATTACATCGTACTTGATCACATTAGTATCGTTGTTAGTGGGCTAGAGGGTGGAGATGAGAGGCGATTGATAGACAATACTATGACTCGCTTGCGTACTCTGGTTGAGGAACTTAACTGTGGCCTCATACTTATCTCTCACCTTAAGCGTCCGTCTGGTGACAAAGGACATGAGGATGGCGCACAGACTAGCATGGCACAGTTACGTGGTAGTGCTGCTATCGGTCAGCTAAGTGACATCGTTGTAGGACTTGAGCGTAACCAACAGGACAAGGACAACCCACACATCTCACACATCAGAGTGTTAAAGAACAGATGGTCAGGTGAGACAGGGTTATGTAATAGCCTAGAGTACATTAAGGATACAGGCAGAATGGTAGAGGTATTCTTTGAAGAGGATGATGAAGACTTAGAATTTTAACTAGTGCGGAGACACAGTATGGAATACATATGGGACTTAGAAGCAGACAACTTACTTAAAGAAGTAAATCAAGTATGGTGTCATGTCTTCAGAAACGTAGAGACTGATGAGGTACACACCTTTGACCCAACACAGATGCAAGAAGCCTTACAGTTTATGGATGACAATGTAACAACATTAGTTGGACATAACGTAATTGACTATGACTTGCGTGTGATGAAGAAGCTTTATGATTATACCTACACTGGTAAGATCGTAGACACGTTGGTATGTTCACGAACAATCTGGCCTCACCTAAAGGAACTAGACTTCAAGCTACACAGGAAGGGAAACTTTCCTACTAAGTTGATTGGTAGTCATAGCCTAAAGGCATGGGGTCACAGACTAGGAGAACTAAAAGGTGACTTCAATAATGGTAGCGAAAGCTTTACAACATATACCTCTGACATGCTCACCTACTGCATACAAGACACGAGTGTCACCAAGGTATTGTACGAAAGGATCAAGTCAAAGGACTTCAGTAAACCAGCCCTTGACCTTGAACACAGACTACACACCCTTCTCATCCAGCAAGAGGAGCGAGGTTTTGACTTTGATGTCGAGGCTGCACAGAAATTGTATGCCACTCTTGCAGGACGTAGGGGTAAGATTGAGCAGGAGTTGGTTGATACCTTTGAGCCTACTATTATAGAGCTTAAGACTAAGACAAAGACTATCCCCTTCAACCCTGCATCACGACAGCAGATTGCTGATCGACTAATGAAGCGAGGCTGGAAGCCTGAGCTATTTACTGAGACAGGTGAGCCTAAGGTAGATGAGACAGTGTTGGCTGGTATTGACATGCCAGAAGCCAAGCTACTCAACGAGTACCTACTACTCAACAAGCGCATAGGTCAACTAGCTACAGGCAAACAGGCATGGCTTAAGCTTGAAGAGAAAGGTAAGATACATGGTAGAGTTAATCACATGGGTGCTGTTACCTCTCGCTGTACTCATTCTAATCCCAACACAGGGCAGATACCTAGCGTTGGTGCAGAGTATGGCAAGGAATGTAGATCACTCTTCATATCTCCGAAGGGCTACAGCCTACTTGGGGCTGATGCTTCTGGTTTGGAGTTGCGTTGTCTTGCTCATTACATGGCTGCTTATGACAGTGGAGCTTATGCTGACGTTGTTTTGAATGGTGATATTCATACTGCTAATCAAAAGGCTGCTGGTCTTGAGTCACGCAATCAGGCTAAGACATTTATCTATGGATTCCTGTATGGTTCAGGTGATGAAAAGACAGGCAAGATCATAGGCAAGGGTGCTAAGGAAGGTAAGGCTATCAAGAATAAGTTCTTGAAGAAACTACCAGCCCTAAAGTATCTCAAGGATGCAGTGGCTAGCGCAGCAGATGAGCGAGGCTGGGTCAAGGGATTGGATGGACGTATCATTCCTATTAGGCACAGTCATGCTGCACTTAATACTTTATTGCAGAGTTGTGGTGCTATCCTATGTAAGACTTGGTATGTATTCATTGCAGATGCTATCAAGAAGGCAGGACTAGACGCTAAGATTGTAGCGTTTGTACATGATGAAGTTCAGTTAGTAGTAAAGAAGGGACAAGAAGATGAAGCAGGGCGAATTATTCTCAAGTGTATGCGAGACGTTGAAGAACACTTCAAGTTCAGATGTAGACTCGATAGTGAATACAAGTACGGAAGTAATTGGGCAGACACACACTAAGAACTGTATCCACTGCACAGTATCTTTACAAGAAGGGGACAACTGGTCACATGGTAATGCTCGTACAAAACAATATACTTGTACATCTTGTGACAGTATTAAGCGTAAGAAGAACAGACTAAAGAGACTAGCAGAAACTATTGGAGCTAGCGTCTTACGCTCATACAATCAGGAAAAGGCAGGTGAAGTCTACGTCATTACTAACTCTGCTTGGCCTGAGTGGGTTAAGATAGGCATGGCTATGAACGCTGAGAACAGACTAGATAACTATCAGACTAGTAGCCCACTTCGTAACTATGTACTAGCTTACTCTGCCTACAGTAAAGACAGACGTAAGGCTGAGGCTGCTGCACATCAGGCTGCTGAGAAAATAGCAGAGCGTAGAGGTGAGTGGTTCAAGATGCCTGTGGGTCAGGCTAAGGAGTGCATCCAGCATGGACTTTGATTTTATTTTTAGGTTGATACTCACTGCCTCATTCTTTGGCGTGTCCATCTGCCTATGTATTAAGTGGATCGTTGAGTCATACCTTGATTACATTCAAGTGACTACAGGTATCAAGATAGTAACACTCAACAACCTTAAAGATGATGAAAAAAATAAAGAGGATATACACGATGACCCTACTGCTTATTGATGGAGACATAATAGCTTACAAAGCAGCAGTGGTAGCAGAGAAACCTACGGATTGGGGTAATGGATTGTGGACACTACATGCTTGGGAACATGATGTAGACTACAAGCTAGATGAATACATCTCTGGCTTAGTAGATGCTGCACCTGTTCAAGACTGTATCGTTACTTTATCTGATCAAGATAACTTCCGTAAAAAGGTAGCTCCCTACTACAAAGCTAATCGTAAAGATGTACGCAAGCCTATGCTTCTTAGCTATGCAAGACACTATATGATGAGCAAGTACAACACTATAATTTATAAAGGACTAGAAGCAGATGATGTCATGGGGATACTTGGTACTTCTAATCCAGATACAATTATCTGGTCTGAAGATAAGGACTTACTTACTGTACCAGCAAAGCACTGGCTTAATGACGAAGTGGTTACAATCACTGAGGCAGAAGCTAACTACAATTTCCTTTTCCAAACTTTGGTTGGGGATAGTACAGATAACTACAGCGGCTGTCCAACTGTTGGTCCCAAGACTGCTAATAAACTTCTGTCTTCTGGTTGCACGTGGGATACAGTGGTTGCTGCGTACAATAAGAAAGGCTTATCAGAAGAGATAGCAATAGAGAACGCTAGGCTAGCACGTATCTTACGCAACGGTGAGTATGACACAGACACAGGAGAGGTGAAGCTATGGAATCCCATGTAAGTCACGAGGAATATATGAAGCAAGCAGCTAAACAATCTGATGCTAAAGATATGGTAAACAGCCCTGCCCATTACGCAGATAATGGCATTGAAACTATTGACTACATCGTTGACGTACTAGGTGATTGGGATGCCATCAGCTACTGTCACGGTAACGTCATTAAGTACACAGGCTCACGCTTGTTCAAGAAGGGCAACCCTATTCAGGATGCAGAGAAAGCTATCTGGTATCTCAAGAAGATGATAAAACTTATGGAAAAAACTAAGGGAGTAAACTGGTGAACGATTATATTACCTTTCGGTGTGAGCATACAGACGAAGATGGAAATGTTACAGGAACTATTGAACATACTTTTGAAACAGAGGGATACCTTCCTGACTTGATGTATAACTTTAAGTCCTTCTTGCAGGGCATGGGGTTCAACTATATTAGTGAGGTATACTGTACTAAGAATGACGGTGGCGAGATTGGGGAAGAGTAGTATGGATTTTAATGCCTACCAAGAACGCGCTAATAAGACTGCCATCTATCCAGAAGAGTACAAGCTAACCTATCCTACCCTTGGCCTAGCTGGTGAAGCAGGTGAGGTAGCAGAAAAGGTAAAGAAGATTGTACGAGATGGTAAAGATATTAAGAAAGAAGCACACGAGATTGCCAAAGAACTAGGCGATGTGTTGTGGTATGTAGCAGCAGTAGCTAGGGATATTAACTATAGCCTACAAGTTATAGCTGCTATGAATATACAAAAACTAGAGAGCCGCAAGGAACGTGGCGTACTACAAGGGAATGGAGACAATAGATGAGTAGCAATTACCTACCAACTGACTACCAAACATTCATTGCTACTAGCAGATATGCACGATGGCTAGAAGAAGAGAACAGACGCGAGACTTGGACTGAGACAGTACAGCGATACATCAATTACATTGCTACTACTGGTCTACCTGCAAAAGACTTAGAAGAAGTTGAGGAAGCTATCCTCAATCTAGAAGTAATGCCTAGCATGAGAGCCTTGATGACAGCAGGAGTAGCAGCAGATCGTGACAACACCTGCATCTACAACTGTAGTTACCTACCAGTGGATCACATCCGTGCCTTTGATGAGGCTATGTTTATACTACTGTGTGGTACTGGTGTTGGCTTCAGTGTAGAACGTCAGTCTATTGCCAAGCTTCCTGATATACCTGAGGCATTAGATTATAGTGATGATGTCATTGCAGTTAAGGATAGCAAGGAAGGTTGGGCTAGGGCTTTACATAAGCTACTGTCACACCTGTACTCAGGTGACATCCCTAAGTGGGACTTGTCTAAGATTAGACCAGCAGGTGCTAGACTTAAGACCTTTGGTGGTAGAGCTAGTGGACCTGAGCCTCTTGATGACTTGTTCAAGTTTGTTGTGGCTAAGTTCAAGGGTGCAGCAGGACGTAAGCTTACTAGTATTGAGTGTCACGATATCATGTGTAAGATTGGTGAGGTTGTGGTAGTAGGTGGTGTACGCCGATCAGCTATGATTAGCCTGTCTAACCTCAGTGACGGACGTATGGCACACGCTAAGTCAGGTCAGTGGTGGGAGAACGAGGGTCAACGTGCGTTAGCTAATAACTCTGTAGCCTACACAGACAAGCCTGACATGGAAGGATTTATGCGTGAGTGGTTGTCCCTTGTAGAGTCTAAGTCTGGTGAGCGTGGTATCTTCTCACGTGTAGCAGCCGACAAGCACGTAGAGATGAATGGACGTAGAGAGACAGGACATGAGTGGGGAACCAACCCTTGTTCTGAGATTATCTTGAGGCCATATCAATTCTGTAATC